TTTCCGCTTCAAAGGCAGCAATTTTTTTCGTGGCATCTACGGCAGCATCAGCCACCATTTCCAGCCCCTTTGCTGCCAGATTGCCGCCCAGCACAGAAGCAAAGAGGTCTGCTTTGGATGAGCCCTTGCCCATTTCTTCGGTCAGATCGCTCACATCGTTTTCCGTTTCCTCCGCAGTCTGGGCTGCTTGCTCCAAGGCTTTTTCATTTTTCCCAAGAGAACGGCTCAAATCGTTCAGTTCCGCCTTCGCCTTATTCAAATCCTGCGTATATTTCTGCACAATGACGCTGTTTTCGTCATAAGCATCCCTCGCCTCCTGCAAAGCCTTCTGCTGGGCACGAACCTTTTGCATCTGCAGGTCGATCTGCTTATTCAGCACTTTATTCTGCGCCGTCAGCTTTTCCTGGCTTTCATCCTCCTTGTCAAATTCGGAGGTGACAGCCTTCATTTCTGTCTGCAGCGTTTTCAGCTGGGCGTTCATTTCCCTAAGGGCCCGCATAAATTCGGCTTCGCCCTCAAAGCCGATCTTATAGCCCATGCCTTTTGCCATCCTGCCACCTCCTTATTTCAGGTCTGACGGCACCATTTCGTCAAAATCATCCACAATGATTTTTTCCTCCGCCCCATGCAAAATTTGATAACAGGCGATCATATCCTTCAATTCTCCAAAGGGCATACATTTTACTGTTTCTTCCGGAATCCCGAGAATACGTCCGTAAAACCAAAACCACGCAAAGCTGCTTTGCCCTGCGTGGCTTCTGCATTTTTTGGCGGTTTCGTCTCCACTGTGGGCATCACACTTTTGGAAACCGCTTCAAATATCTTGGAACGAACCTCATTGAATTCATGGATGCCTAGCAGCACCTCCAATCCCTCTGCGGAAAAAGGCTCTGTCTCCCTGCCGTTTCTAATCTTCTCGTAGGCTCTGCCCTGCTCCGCCAGAAGCCCCAGCACCCACAAGGTCTCTTGGATGCTTTTTTCCGTAAAACCATTGGTTACAGCCTCCTGCATCCCGCTGATATCTCCGAATCTTTCATAAATTTGAGAAGCTGCCCATACGGAAAAATTCAGCGGGACTTTTGTCCCGCTGATCTCAATTTCTGTGATTCTATTCATCTGTCTCTCCTCCCGATCATGCACCGCCGGTCATACCCAGCTTTCCTTCGATGTAGGTCACTGCCTCCGCTTCTGTGGCAAAGGTACACTCCATTTTCCATGCGTGCTTTTCCGTATCATCCCGCAGGATGGTTGCCGTCAGCTCCGGCGTCTGCCATTCGATGCTTTCCCCCTGGGTATCCGCCGCATCAGAGGGAATATCAAACATGATCTTGGGGAATACAACGGCACGCCATTTATAGGTCCCGTCCTTTTTCTTTTTCACCACGCAGCCAAAGCCCATATAAGGCACTGTCATATCATCATTGTAGATCAGTTCCTTGCTGCCTTCACCCGCTTCTGCCGGCTCAATGCCAAGGATCAGCGCACTGGCTTCTTGGGTCAGATCGTCTGTACCGATGGTCAGGGTACCGTCGGAAAAGCTCTTATCGCTTTCCGTAACGCCGTTATCTCCGTATAATTTGTTGTCATCCCCCTGCTCGATCTCGGCGGAAAAGGTGATCGCCTTTCCCAGCACTGCCCCTTTGGTATAGGTCACTGCGTTTCCTGTATTGCTGTATACTGCCACCATAGGCTTAGAAAGACCGATAACTGCCATACTCAAACACTTCCTTTCATGATCTTATCTATCTCTTTTTCTGTGATCTCTTTCATTTTTGCCTCCACCAGAGGAGCCGCTTTTTCCGCTGCACGATCTAAAAACGGATACCGCTGCCGCACAGAGGAACCGCTGTTGATGGCTCTGGCCAGCAGCGCATTTGGAATACCTTGAGGATATTTCTCTGTAGGAATACCCTGGTACCCGTCAAAACCTACGCTGGTCATGGTCACACCGTTTTCATTGTAAAACTCTGAAATCCCCAAGGCTTCGATCAGGTGTTCTTTGTCCTTTTCCGCTATGCTGCGGAATTTCTCCTCTTTATCCAAATGCCGAAATACCTCCTCCGGAATCCCCTCTGCCTCCTTCCGCAATGTATCGGCAAAAATATCTGCACCGCCGTATAATGCTTTTTTGCCGACATAATTCTGTACGGAAATCCGCAGCTTTTCCATCCGCTTATCCAGATCGCCGGCATGAAATTTCAGTTTTGCCATTCAAATCACCTCAAATTTCCACGCATAGTGGAGATATCCCGTTTCCTCCTCATATTGCACATCATTCAGGAAAAACGCAATTTCTGCGGATTTCAATGCCTCTTGGATCAATGCCACATGAGGGTCTTTATCATCTCTTGTAAAATAGTCGATATATCCCTCTATGGAACATTCCTGCTTGCGGTTATCCGCTTCCAGAGAACTCCCATCGCTCCGCTCTGCCCAAACAATATATTGATCGGGCTTTTTCATGGCACGATAATGGAATACTGCTACAGGCACCATCAGCAGAGCCGCCTTGACCCGTTCCAGCAATTCAAGCATTTCCTTCACCCACTCTTTCCAGCGTCAGCTTGGTGATATTCAGCCCGTTTTCGTCCTTCATGGGCTGCGCCAGCCGGATGCGATACCGTCTGCCATCCTCCAGTTCTGCGATATCCAATACATGGATGTCGTGCCATTCGGGAATATTCACCACAGCACTGATGCTCTGGTTTGCCTGCAACGCCGTATAATATCGGCTATAGCCCAGAATATCAAAGCCGAAGAAATGCTCCGACAGCAGGGTCAGCCCTTCCTTGGGCATCTCCCCCGGCTCCGCGGTATTCTCTGTGCGGTAGATTTTTAAAATACCGTCATCAAAGGTCATTCCACCGCCCCCTTCTGGGAAAAGAGCAGGTTATTCAGCTCATACCGCAGAAAGCGGGGCATGGCTGTTTCTGTCCCTGCCCGCTTACGAAACAAATAAGCAGCATAGTGGATCACAGCCATTTCGCTTTCGATATCCCCTCTGGTCAGGATGATACCCTCCCGTTCAATGGCGGCTTTGGCAAAGGCCAGGAGGGTATTTAAGTATTCATCATTTGCCGTTGTTGTCATCTGCAGGTCCTTCTTCAAAATGACCAGCTTTTGCGCTTCTGTCATCCGCCATCCTCCTTTCTATTCAACTTTCTGTGTTTTCCGCTGCCGCCTTATTGGCTTCAACTGCTGCAAAAGAAATGCCCTCCGCAGAAGGGGCCGTACCATTCAGACCGATGGCAACGAAGCCTTCTGGGATCACCGGCAGCCCATCATATCTGGCAGTTCCCTTGAATACGGTCTGATCCTCCAAAAACAGGACGTGTTCAGACTGTGCCAGCTTGATTCCTGCCCGTTCCGCCAGCAAATACAGATCGCCATAGCCACCGATGATGACATGATCGGGAATGAAATCCAGCTCAATGATCTCTCCGCCTACTACAGGCATCGTGCCATTGACACCAGCAGTAATGGCACCCACCGCATTGATAGACAAAGACTCCGCCAGCAAGGTAGTATGGGTCGTTTCATTCATTGCCCAGAATTTTTCTCCTCTGCTGTATCTGCCCTTTGCCTTGCCGCTGGCATTCACGATGGCCTTAAACAGCTTCGCCCCTTCGCTGCTGGCTGCGGGGATGGAAAGAATATTACTGGTATGCAGATCTTTCCACTCTCTTGCCTTTTCGGGATAATTGGAAGGCTTTGCCGTCTGCACCAGTCTGGTAAAAATACCCATGGGCATTTTTGTGCCTGTGCCAAACAGGATGGCTTTATCCAACGCCAGACCAATCGCCTGCCCGATGCCGGTCATAAGCTCCATTGCCAGAGAAAGGTTGCTGTCCTCCAGTGTTGCATTGCAGATCGCCACATAGCCGCCGACTTTATAGCCATCTACCTCCGCCTGATTGAACAGGAAATTCAACTCATTCAGCTTGCCGCACATCTCCGTCCAGACCGCTTCGGGGATGGTGCCCATGATATTCTGTCTGGCTGTACCGGGTACCTTTCTCAGGTTCACCTTCCGCAGCAGCTTGGAATATTCCGTCAGGTTTTCCCGAATCAGTTCCAGCATTACATCAGGAATGGTCAGCTCCGCACCGGTCACGGCTCTATTCTGCCCGGCCAGCTCTCTTGCCCGCTGCAAAAAGGCTTTGACCTCCTCTCTGGCAAAAAACGCATCTCTTTCCACGGGGTTCATTTTGAAAAATTTTCTTGTCTCCATCGGTTTTTCCGCACCTCTTTCCTTCTTCTTCGCTTCATTTACCAGTTGGGAGCGTTTCTCCTCCTCGTTGATCTCCGCTTCCAGCCGTTCCACCTCTGCCTCCAGTTCCCCTTTGGCAGTCTCGTGTTCCTCTTTCTCCGTCTGGAAGGCTTCTGCCTGCTCCTCCACGACCTTTCTGTCCTCCGCAGGGGTTTCCTCGGTCATTTCCTGGATCGCCGCTTCCAGCTCCGCCTCTCTTTTTTCAAAAGCTGCATCCTTGCCCCGCAGGGTATCCAGTTCTTTTTTCTTTGCGTCCAGCTTGGAACGCAATACCAATACTCTCAATGCCATTTATCTCTCTCCTTTCACTTTCCGCAGCAGCCCATTCTTCCACATATCCAGCTCCCGTTTGCGAATACCGTCCAGCTGCTCTTTTCTGGCAGTGACACCGGTTTCCTGATAGGCAGGAAAGGTCACCACAGAAACCTCGTACAGTTTCACTTTCTTGATGGTCCAGTGAACCGAATTGCCATGATCGGTAAATTCCTCCTCCAGAATATCAAAGCCAAAGCTGCACTGGTCTACATCGCCCCGCTTCACCCGTTCGTACAGGTTCATGGCATCCTGATCCTTGGGATTGATCCTGACCTCGCCCCAAAGACCGCGGCTGTCTGTTTTCAGGGTCAGGGTGCCTGCTTTCGTGCGCCCCAGCACCAGCCTTGTCTCATGGTCGATCAAACAGCGGATATCATCGGATAAGGCTCCGTCAAAGGCGGCAGGGTCGATGCTCTCCGTTGCTCCCTCCCAAATTTCATAATTGGAACCAAACACAGAAAAATAGCCGCTGATATAAAGATCATCGGCTTCTTCCCTGGTCTGAAATTGGGCTGCGAT